TTGTTTAGGTTTTTGCAGATGTTTTTTAGAATGGTCATATTTTTTATGAGGCAACTCATCTTCATCATAATCAAATAACTTCGAAGTTATTCCTCTATTTACTCTGTATTTTCCTTTAAAATTTTTTCTAGATTCATTTACATTTTTTTTTAATTTCATTTGTATAATTGGAGCAGAGAGATTACTATTTATTTTTTTTGATTCACGTAATTCATTTTTAAGCAAATCAAATATAGAAGTTTGACTATTTGGCATAGTATTCATAAATTTTTGCAAAGAATCTTCAATATAATATTGTTTACCATTACTATTAAAAGTAGCTTTTACTTGTTTTTTTTTATCACGATTAGAATCATAATCAATATTATATTTTTCAAAATTTTTTAATCCATTGACATTTTCTAAATATGTTTTGTTAGTTATAAATTTTACAGACATTACTTATTACTTATAATATATTACAATATAATATATTACAATAAAATATATTACAATAAAATATATTACAATAAAATATATTACAATAAAATATATTACAATAAAATATATTACAATAAAATATATTACAATAAAATATATTACAATAAAATATATTACAATAAAATAGTATAATTATATATATATATAATGAAACACACATTAAAAAATAAAAAATCAAAATTTATTAAAAAAAAATTGACTATAAATAAAAAGTCTAAGAGATTTATATATAATTATAACAATAATAAAGTTAATTATTATAAATATTATAAACATAATAATATGTCAGGTGGAAGCAACATTATAAAATTTATTGAAGTTCTTGAACAACTTTCAAAAATTGTAAAAAATAAAGGAAACAAAGAAGATGTTTTTAAAGTGGCGGCATATAATAAAGCAATAAATGAATTAAAAAAATATATAGCATTACCAAATAGCGTAGAAATAACTTCTGCACAAGAACTTAAAAAATTAAAATTACCTAGAATAGGAGAAAAAATTATAAATAAATTTGACGAATTTTTAACTACAGGAACGCTTGAGGAAGTTGAAAAAGAAAAAAATAATCCAATAAACACATTTGCTAATATATATGGTATTGGTCCAGTAAAAGCAAAAGAATTAGTAGAGTCCAAAAATATTTCAACATTAGAAGAGCTTAAATTAAGACAAAACGAGTTACAAGAAAATAAATTACCATTATTAAATAACAAACAACAAATAGGTCTTAAATATTATGAGGATTTGCTAAAAAGAATTCCGCGAGAAGAAATAGAAGAATTTAAAATATTACTCGAATCTAATTTTCAAGAAACGTTAGCAGAAAATAACGAAACACAAAAAAATCATAAATTTGAAATAGTTGGAAGTTATAGACGCAATAAGCCAGATTCAGGAGACATTGATTTAATTTTTACTTCTTATAGCAATAATAAAATAGTTTTTGAAAAATTCATAAAAAAATTACAAACAAAGAAAATTTTGCTAGAGATTTTATCAAAAGGAGAAAGCAAGAGCTTAACAATAGGGAAATTAACCAAAGCAACAGCAACTCCTCGCCGTATTGACTTTTTATATGCTCCACCAGAGGATTATCCTTTTGCAATATTATATTTTACAGGATCTAAAGAATTTAATACGGCAATGAGACAACATGCACTGAATCTAGATTTAACATTAAGCGAACACGGTTTCTATAAATTATTAAAAAAAGCAAATCAAAAAGATACAAAAATAAAACAAGAAAAGCTAGTTTCTCTTCTATTTAAAACAGAAAAAGATATTTTTGATTTCTTACATATGGAATATAAAGAACCACAAGACCGTATAAATGAACAGTCTATTGTTTTAACTTTACCTTTGGAAGAAATTAAAAATAAAATACAAATGCAAGAAACAGCACCCCAAGAGCAAGAACCAGAACCAGAACCCCAAGAGCAAGAACCAGAACCAGAACCAGAACCAGAACCAGCACCTCAAGAACCAGAACCAGAACCAGAACAAGATCCAGAACCAGCACCACCAATACCACCAAAAAAAACCAATAAAAAAGAAACAATAAAAGTAAAAATACCTAAAGCAACAGCCAAAACATTAAAAAAATATACAAAAAAAATTAAAAGCGAAATATTAGAAAATCTAAACAAATTTAAAACACAAGGTATATCATCATTAGAAATGCTATCATTGGAAGAATTAACAGCAATGTTGCAAGAAGCAATAGACAATTACTATATTTCAGATTTAAAAGAAAATAGTATATTAACAGATAATGAATATGATATATTACGCGAACACATATTAAAAAAAGACCCAACAAACGCCCTAGCAAACGACCAACAAACACAAATAGCAGATAATAGTTCAAAAGTAAAACTACCATACGAAATGTGGTCAATGGACAAAATAAAACCAGATACAAACGCGCTAACTAAATTCAAAGAAAAGTTCAAAGGCCCATATGTAATTTCAGCAAAAGTAGATGGTGTAAGTGCCTTATATAGCACCGAGTCAGGAACACCAAATTTATACAAAAAAGGAGATGGAAAATACGGATTCTTAATTAATCATATAATTCCATATTTAAAGTTGCCAACACAAAAAAACATTACATTAAGAGGTGAATTAATAATAAAAGAAAAAACATTTGAAGAAAAATATAAAGACAAATTTGCAAATTCACGCAATTTTATATCTGGAATAGTAAATCGCAAAAAATTAACACAAGCAGAAAAAGAAATATTAAAAGACATAGATTTTGTGGCCTACGAAGTAATAATGCCTCAAAATTTAAAACCATCAGAACAATATAATAAGTTACTAGAACTAAATACAATAACAGTTAAAAATATTCAATCTATCACCTATTCAGAACTAACAAACGATTATTTATCTAATAACTTACTTGATTTCAGAGCCAATTATGAGTATACAATTGATGGAATAATTTGTATTGATGATAATATACATCCGCGCGAAAGCAAAAATCCAGAACATGCATTTGCATTTAAAATGGTATTAACAGACCAAGTATTAGAAGCCAAAGTATTAGATGTGCTATGGGCAGCATCAAAAGATGGTCTATTAAAACCACGAGTTCAATTCGAACCAGTCCAAATAGGAGGTGTCACAATTACATATGCTACAGGTATTAATGCCCGATTTATTGTAGACAATAATATTGGATTAGGTGCTCTAGTTCGTCTAACAAGAAGTGGAAATGTAATACCAAAAATTACAGAAGTAATAGTCCCTGCACAAAAACCAATAATGCCAAATGTAGATGAATATGAATATGTATGGAACGAAACAAATGTAGACCTTATATTAGTAAATGTAAAAGCAGACCCGCGAGTAGCAATAAAATCAATAGCAAAATTCTTTAAAGAATTAGAAGTTGACGGATTAGGTGAAGCAAACATTGAAAAAATAATTGCTAGCGGAGCAAATAGCATTCCAAAAATAGTAAATGCAAGCGTAGAAGATTTAATGAAAGTAGAAGGTTTTAAAGAAAAAATGGCAACTAAGATTCATACATCAATTGCTAAACAATTAGCAAAAGCAAGTATTGCTAAAATAGCAGGCGCATCCAATATATTTGGACGCGGCTTCGGGGAAAAATCCGTAAGCCAAATTCTAAAAGCCGAACCCAATATTTTAACATCTCAAGAGTCTAATCAAGAAAAAATAACTAAAGTAAAAGCAATAGAAGGATTTGCCGAAAAAACAGCAACACAATTTGTAAATGCTATACCTGAATTTAATAAATTTCTAATGTCTATAAAACCTCAAGCACAAGAAGCCGACAAAGCAGACAAAGAACAAGACAAAGAACAAGACAAAGAAGACAAAGAAGACAAAAAACAAGACAAAAAACAAGACAAAGAAGAAGAAGTTGAAAAACTAGAACATGTTTTAAACAATAAAATAATTGTATTTTCCGATTTTGAAAAATCATCAAAATATACAAAAAAAGAATTAGAAAATTTACTTCTAAAATACGGAGTGCAAGTGGAAACAAATATTACTAAAAATACAAACATTTTAGTAACAGGAAATAATACAAGCAAATCAACAAAGACCGAAAAAGCAAAAAAAATTGGAACAATAGAAATAATAACCTTAGACGATTTCTTAGAAAAATATGTAAATACTAGTACAAAGAGTGCTAGTACGAAGAGTGCTAGTGAAGAGAGTGCTAGTGAAAAGACCAATATATATATTCTCAAATTAGAAAAAGAAAAATATTATATTGGAACAACAAACAATAAATATTTTACACTACAATCTTATTTAAATAATAATAACGCTGCTTGGACACGAAAATATAAACCATTAAAACTAATAAGATTTATAGAAGATTGTTATATTTATGAAGAAAACATAGTTACATTAAACATAATGAAACTTTATGGAGTTGCCAATGTTCGTGGAGGATCATATGACAAAGTAATTTTAGATAAATCAACATTAGACACTATAGCACAACAATTAAAATTAAGCGATTTCTAGATAAATATGCTGTTAACAGTAATCGTTAATAAAAAATTGATTTATTATTTTTTATATTATTATTTAAAAACAATAATAATATAACAGCATAATGGTTTATATATATGTTCTCAAATTAGAACAAGGAAAATATTATATTGGAAAAACAAACAATCCACAATTTAGATTACAAAATCATTGTAATGGCAATGGTTCTGCTTGGACACAAAAATATAAACCGCTAAAAGTAATAAAAATTTTACAAAACAAAGATGATTATGATGAAAACAAAATTACATTTAAATATATGGATAAATATGGAGTTTCTAATGTTCGTGGAGGGTCATTTGTTAAAGTAAATTTAGATAAATCAACATTAGACGTATTAGCACAAATGAAGAATGGAACAAATGACAAATGTTTTACTTGCGGAGAGTCAGGACATTTTGCAAAAGATTGTCAATTATGTGAAACAAGTGATGGATGGGAAACACTTAGCGAAGATGAAGAAGTTTGGTATTGTGATTATTGTGATGAAGAATTTACAGAAGAAAGCAAATGTGAATACCACGAAAAATATTGTAGATCAAAATATAAAAAAAAATCTCATTACAAAAGCAATGATTGTAATAGTGATAGTGATAGTGATAGTGATAGTGATAGTGATAATGATTGCAACACTTGTTTTCGATGTGGTAGAAAAGGACATTATGCTCAATCTTGTTATGCTTCAACACATATTAAAGGTTATTATCTAAAATAACATTACACTAACATTTACATTAGCATTTAATAATCAATTATCAATATAACTACATGATGCTTGACTAACACTAACACTAACAGAACTTTTTTCTCCTTTTTCTCCTTTTTCTCCTTTTTCTTTAGTTTTCATAAACTCGGCTTGGGTAAATTTACGACTTTGTGTAGCATAACTATAATCTTCATAAACTATAGTAGTGACAGTCATACCATATGTATAACTAATTGAAATAAGTTGATTATTACAATATTTAATAAGTTGATTATATTCATTTACAAAATTAACTATTTGATGTAAAAATTTAATTGTCAATTTATCATTACAACCAGATATAGTTTTAAAATATTCATACAATTCATTAAATCGTTCAATACCAACAACACTCAATAATTCATATACATTCAATAATTCTACATTTTTTTTTCTAATATTATCATTTCTAAAAATAGTATTACCCAAATCTTCCTTTGTAATTCGACTTAATATATATTGAACAGTCAAAGTGTCATGGTTTAATAAATCACGAACTCTACGTCTACATTGCTCCAAATCCACATTAGTAATATGATTTATAAATTGATGAAGATTACCTAATATAGTATTAAAACTTAAAATATGAGGATAAGGGGTTTCAAAATACGATTTTAAATTATTAACAAAGTCTCGTACAACTACATTAGAATTTAACTGATTTTCAAATTCTAATTTTTTAGCAGGCATTACATAAACCATAATCATTTTTTTATTAATATTATTTAAATGACTCTGAATAAGTCTTAAATTAGTGTGTGCCAATAAACCACCACATAATACATCGCCAGGATTTCTTGGTGCCGCACCACCAGAACTATTATTTTGCATATATTGATAAAAATGAGGATTGTGAATAACAGCATTAAGAATAACTTTTCCACTAGTCCAACTAAAAGCAACTTT